AGGTATTCACAGCAATGTGGGCAGACTCTGACATCACAGACGCTCGACCTGACATGGAAGATCTTGGATCTTTGATCCACAATTTCGGGTTCTCAACCAAACTGAATTTGTCACAGTTTGAGGAGACCAAAAATTTTAAGGTTCGCTCATTGTTCACAGGAACGATGAAATTACGCTGTAACACCTTGAATTCAGATGTGAAATTCAAAACGCATCACCTGGATTGGTCTGCCAGACCAATCAAGGTAGAATACCTCGAAGGGGAGCAAAACGGAAGACGGATCAATCGCATGAAACCGTTTATAGTTTTCCAATCAGACATCCCAGCTGGTGCCGGTTATGATGCATATAAACCAAACGTTCACTGTGCATTGCAACTATTCTACACAGATGTTTAGAGTGCTTAACGGCCCGCTCACGCGTGCCGCCAACCCCTCTTTGCGAAACCCCTCAGCCATCCCTGGGGCCTAGTCACCAGATGTCAGAGCAGAGCCTGCGGCTCAGCACAGACACCAGGGCCAAGGCCAAAAGTACCTTAATAAAACAAAAAATTTTATATCTAGAGAGGTCACGGGCGCTAGACGTGCAGCCTGCGCAGTAGTGGACCGATTCGTGATCTTTGGCTGAACCGCGGAATACTTGTTAGGTTTTTCGCGGTTCAAGGGGTGCTCTCCGGCAGGAGAGCAAGGCCCTTTAGGACCGAAAGGCCTAACAAGTGTGCAGTGGGCGGATGAAGCGTCTCGTATCGGGGAGCGAGCAAGCTGGCAAGCGTCTAGCGTTCGTGACCGTCCACCCAGTGGTTCGCCATGTCCCCGCTAGGGGATATGGTGGGCCGCGACCGAAGGGAGTTATATTATTATCTCCCATAGGAATAACTAACATGACAGCCAAAAGATATAGGAATGCTTTTTGCACTGTCTTTACACAAACAATTGGGAAAATTCGCACACCTCAGGAGCTCGTGGACCTTAACGATGGAATTACGTTTTGTCGTCGTTCACCATTGGAGCTCACACAAACAGGCAAGCCACATTATCATTATTACATTGAGACATCGGGAGTCCACAATCTCCATTGGTATAAGGCTGCCTTAGCTAACAGTACCGCAAATGTGCAAATGCGCCGTGGTTCCCAACACGAAGCGCTGACTTATTGCACAGGTGGTCACTATAACAAAACACGAGGCAAATACAAGCACCAGTACACATTGGTTGATTCGAATGAACAACCCATGGATTGTGGTGAATTAAAAAAACAAGGAGCTCGTGGAGATCTTGACGCTGTTGCAGATGCCATTAGTATTGGCACTTCGTGGATGTCACTACAAGAGACTTATCCACGACAAACGATATTATATCGCAGGAATTTGATGGAACGCAAACGCGATTATGATCGTAAAAAATATCACATGTCAAAGAGGTCAGTAGAAACGACAGTATTGATCGGTGATACTGGAACCGGAAAAACGCATTACGCTTGGGTGAAAGCGGAAGAAGGCAAGAGAATTGTAGAGCCAATATGGAATGGTAAAAAATATTGGTTCGAGTCATACGACCATGATGAACAGGACATATTATTACTTGATGAATTCAAGGGAGATTGTGGAATCGAGACATTCCTTAAGTTGACTGACATATATGTCAGAAACTGGGAAGTGAAATGCTCATCGTCCGTCGGACGTTGGAAAGAGGTTATCATAACCTCAAACATACCCATTAAAGAGTGGTTTAATGGTTGGGAAGGCATTGACAAAAGGCACGTGAATGCATTCAGTAGGCGGATTACAAAAATTTTCAATCTGCCAAAACCAAAGGCTATCAAATTGGAAACATTGGACGATTTGCTGGCCCGGGCTGAGGTTCTAGTATTACCCTCAGCCACTTCTGTTCACAGAGAAAACATTTTCTCTGTAACAGATAAAAGTCTTTGCAATGCCTCGAAGATATGCAAAGCGAAGACGTCCTCGCAAAGGACGCAAGAAGGCGGTCGTCCTCAAAATGTCGACACGTCAGATGCGCACTAAGGCTATTGATAGTCGCGTTGAAAAGATTATACAACGCGTTGCCCGCCAAGAAGACCAAAAGCACATCGAAAGATTGATTTATCGACAGTATTTGTTTGGCCCGTATGCCATCGCAACAAATGTCTTTACTGGGGGGAAGTTGGTAGATTACTCAGGGGTGGTATGCCCACTTGCGCAAATTCAGATGCAGGATCAGAAAACTGTGCCGGCGGTTGTTCCCGCGAACAATCCGAATCAAAACCCCCAAACCTGGCAGACCCCTGGCGTCAATGTAATTGCCCCAACAACGTCATACGATGGGTTCAGGCGTGGAGTTTGGATCCAACTTCAGGGTTTAAAGATCGAAATCCGAGCAGCCGTGCAGGCCCTGTCAGCCGTTGCATCGCCACTGTTTGACTCATGTACCTTGAAATACAAGGTATTCACAGCAATGTGGGCAGACTCTGACATCACAGACGCTCGACCTGACATGGAAGATCTTGGATCTTTGATCCACAATTTCGGGTT